CTGTGCTTGACGTACTGGTGAAACACTTGGGGCGTGGTGCTGTTGATACAGGACTTAAGAACGGTAACATTGAAGTAGCTACACTAGCGTTGATGCGTGGGCGTAGCTTTGATGATGCTTTCATTATCGTTGATGAAGCGCAGAACATAGATGTGTCAGAGATCAAGATGCTGTTGACTCGTGTGGGTGAAGGCAGTACTATTGTACTCAATGGTGACATCCAGCAGTCTGACTTAAAGGGTACGTCTGGTCTAGCTAAGATCATTCATCTTGCTAAGAAGTATATGCTTGATGTTCCTGTAGTAGAGTTTGGCGTTGATGACATTGTGCGTAGTGGTATCTGTGCTGAGTGGGTGAAGGTGTTTATGAAGGAAGGTCTGTGATGCCTTATAAGTGTAAAGAAGAGAAGGCAGCTTATCAAAAAGCTTACTACGAAGCTAATAAGGAAAAGAGTAAAGCTTCTATGAAAGCTTACTACGAAGCTAATAAGGAAAAGAAATTAGCTTATATGAAAGCTTATCAGAAAGCTAATAAAGAAAAGAAGAAGGCTTACAGAAAGGCCAACAAGGAAAAGATAAAAGCTTATAGAGAGGCCAATAGAGAAAAGATGGCATCTTTCAATGCAAGACGCAGAGCCTTAAAGCGTAAACAAATACCCGTACACCTACGTGACTGCCCTCATGAGAAGAAACGCTTAGTAGAAATATACAAACTGCGTAACATCATAAGTGAAGCCACAGGAGTACAACACCACGTAGATCATATGTGGCCTATAGCAGATGGTGGGCCTCATTGGAGTGGTAACTTACAGATTATACCTGCAGAGGAGAACCTGAGTAAGCGTGCCTCTGTGTGTGAAGAAACAAAGGCTACTATCATAAAGAGCCTATACACGTTTGAGTCAGAAAGAAGCATCTAAATGAAGTTAGAACAAGAAGCGAAAGCACACGTAGAAGGTACACGTATCAAGTTCTATGATGAGTTAGCCCAACATGCGGAAGCATTAGAGAAGCATATCAAGAGTAATCTATGGCAGAGTGACGAGAGGAACAAAGCACTAGAGCATCTGATAGCTACGGTACTATGGGCAAGACACTGTGTTAAGAAACACGGAGTACAATAAAGAAAAGGGGAGCTTAGTGGCTCCCCTCTCTCGTTACAGTTTAAGATAGTAATTTATTAAACCAGTAATTCTAATATCCTTTTCATCACGGTTCATCTCTTCATCAGGTATAGCATTTGTTTCCTCAATATGCTCCTCTAGGGTTTTACCTTCCCAGCGAGTACCTTCTGCAAAGACTGCAAACATAACATCTCTTGCTTTTCGATCATTACTAGACAGTGCCTTTAGTCTGCCTCTTGTCCAGTTAAAATAATCCCCTGTGTACTTCTCATCTGTTGCCATTTGTTGTAGCAACTCTTTAGCATACTTACGTTCTGCAGCAATATAATCCTTAATGCCACTGAACCCTTCTAAAGAATCTGTCGTTTCGTTGCCACCAACCAGAAGCTGTTTCTGTTGTGCAGGCGTAGCATTTTTATACATAGGAGATTCAATCACCTTCATCATGTTGTCATACAAGTGTCCTTGTAGTAACTGCTCTGTCAACACAGCAACCACAGGGTTCTTCTCACGATAAGGGTTGTACACGGTAAAAGGGTCAATCTGCAAACGTACAAACTCTTGCTTTAAAGGGTTCATACGAGGCTCACCCACAAGACCAATGACCTGTTTAATCATTGGGTTAGTTATACGTAATGGGCCTTCACCAAAGATGTCCATACGAACAGCGTCATAACCCTCGTCTTCATTACCCTTAAACTGTGTCTGAAAGACAGCCTTTGTGGAGGTGTTAAAGAACTTAAGTAAGCCTTCCGCTTTCTTAGGGTCAATATCAATACCAGACATCTCTTTAAGAGTGTTGGCAATGGTTCGTGCATTAAAATCTGGAAGCTGTCTAGTTACTCTCTGAAAAGAAGACATAGGCATCTCAAACAAACCTAAGTTAAGCATACTCACAGTAGCATCTCTTGTTTCAGGAAAGTAAGAAGAACGAGGGTCAAATTGTCCGTAGAAGTCCTTAACTACAGCTGCTGGATAAGTAAAGGCACTAAAATAATTACCTACTAAGTCCCACAGAGGTTTAGTATCACCAGATTCAACTGCACGTATAACCTTGTCTACTGCTGTCCCTGATGGACGAAACTCTGTACCAACCGCGATCTTAGCAATGTCTTTTTTGATCTCTGCATTACTTTTAACTTCTTGTCCCGCCATGACACGTGCAGCTAGGTTAGCTGTATACGCATGGAATGCACCAGGGCCAAGAGCGGCCTGAGCATTATAGGTTTGACCATCATCAGTCTGTGCATGGAACCACTCAAGATTATTAGCAATGTTATCCTTCTGTACTTGATATAAAGCACCAAATGCTGCAGCCCCAGTCATAGCCTTGCCAAACTCTTCATCTGCTATAGATCGGCCTGTCGCCAAGCGCCTAATGAGAGTAAGACCTGTATAGTCACTAATAAACTTAGCCTGTGATGCCATATAACGAGGGAACGGTATCAGTACGGTGAGGCCTGACTTGTTAATGAGATCTACAAGCTCCTTAGTTGCCTTGCTCTCTGCAGAAGAACCTTTACCACCAAATTTACGTTGAAAGGTGAAAGCCAAGCTCTCATCTAAAGCATCATTGAGCATTTCATTTGATATGTTACCTAAGCGCCCTGCTTTCATCTCCTCCATAAGGCTACTGCCTTTAGCTTTAAATTGCCTATCTAAGTTACTTGCAATAACAGCTTTCTTAAATGTGTGGTCAGAGATAGTGTTAAGCGTGTTAAAAGCTTTACCTGTTCTAGCAAGCCATGAGTTTGACACAAGAGCGCTCTCAGCCATGGCAGCATCTTGAAATACACGAGACAGTGTTTCAGGTGCGTCTTGTTGCAATGTCTTAATGAGTGCTTCTGCTACAACGTTGTCTTTAGTAAGATATTTAAAGGTGTCTAAGGTGCCTTTCATAGTAGAGATACCCTGAGAAAAACGCCCTCTTAACATCTGACCGATACCTGTGTTCACTTGATCCAGCATATCAATGCCTGTCATAGCTCCACCAAAGATATTGTTTCGCATAGTTGTAGCAACCTGAGAAGTCATCAAAGCACGTCTAGCAGATTCAATCTCTTTAAAGCCACGCCAAGCCCTACCTGCAATGCCATGTCCTGCTTCAGAACCAGAGTCTAGTGCACGTTTAGCTTCAGAAGGATCAACACTAGACATACCTGCATTATACAAACGCTCTATGTCATCCGCAAACTTCTTACCATCGACAGCACCTACAAGCTTAGCACCGCCTTTACGAACAAGCTTAGATTGGTCAGCCAAGATCTTAGCCGCTTCTGATACCTCTGCAGCATATACAGCGGATAGCTGTCTGTTACTTAAGTTATACTTTTTAGCTATTTCTTCAAAAGCATCGCTACTACCGTCTTCACCTATAGTCTTAGCAAGTACTTCTGTTATACGCTGACCTGACTCTGGTTTAATGCCTAGACTCTTAGTAAGATCAAAAGAAGCGGCTGTAAGTCTCCGTATAGTATCACGATCCAATCCACCGATTAGACCATCAGGAAGTGTATCACTAAGGATGTCGTGCTTGGCTTCCATACCCTCTTTTACAAGTGCAGGGTCAATAGCCTTAAGCAGCCTATCAGTAGTAAAGGTCATACGCTTCTTGCCTTCAGCCGTAGACAGCGCCTTCTTGATGGTCTCTTCCGTAGCCGCCTTAGCCTCTTGCAGCGCAGCTACATTAGCCTGTCTGCCTTCATCTAAAGTTTCTACGAGCCTACCAGATACTCTATTACGGTTGAATGCAGGAATGGCATAACCAAGAGCCCCAGCTGATCCACCAATAGCCCCTGCTAAGGCAACGTTACCCATGTTGACATCGTACTCTTCGTCAATCTCTTTACCTGCAGTCTGTTTGATGCGCTCTAGGCCAAGCTGAGACCCTGCAGCAATACTGCCATCCACTGCACCTGCAAAAGCAGCACGTCCTATTAGTCTATTAGCCACTTTACGTGTGGCTATAAGAGCGCCTTGCTTAGTCGCTTGTACAGCAGCCCCGCCAGCACCACCTGTAAAAGTGCCTGCAGCAACAGAAGCATACGTAGAGGGGGCACTAAGAAAACCTTTAGCATAGTCAAAGATAGCTTCACCACCACGGTCAAGCATACCCTCTCCTTTTGAGTTATCAAATGTAAATAACAAGCGCCCATAAGCCTGACGTTCTTTTTCATCTACTTTATCATCACTAACGTAGTAGTAATCTTTAGCCATAGTAATTTCGTTGGCTGTACTCATACGAAAATGTTCTAGTACTTCGTCTACGACATCATCAGCTGAAAGATCTTGAATGTCTTCGTCCGTAAAACCCTTGCGTTTACTCTTTAAAAAAGTTAAAGCATCTGTAAGGAAGGCAGGATCGTTTTTCAGATCGGATACCTTTTTATCCTTCATGTTTTCTGCTGTATAATAGTCCATGGTTGCTCCGATTAGCGTTTTATAGATAGGTTATTGGTGTGTTCCTGTACTATATCACAAACCCATTTCTTTTTGCACTATCGCTATGCCATATTTCTCAACTAGCATCTCCAGCAGTCCAGTGTCTTTGCCTAATTCACGAGCTTTCTGTGCTCTCTGAAGTCTAGCTTTATCGCTTGCTGTCATACCTTTAGGCTTAAGGGGTTTCTTAGGCCTAGTCACTAAAGGTTCAGGCTCTACAGTTTGCTCTACTTCAGCCTTTTCACGTAGGTCAGAGATCTTATCCTTAAGAGCTTGTAAAGCTACAACCCTATTTCTCTGCCCTTCATTCTTCATAATACGCTCCTCTAAGGATTCCTCAAAGAAGGCTGCTATAGAGGTATTTATTTTATCCTGAGTGTCAAACAGAGACTGGTGAAACACATCTGGCAGTTCAGTCAGATAACTCAGAGCCTTAGAGATCTCTGATGTCGTAGCGTTTTCCAGGTCTTCAGGTACATCACCAGGGAATTCCGGGGTAAACACTTCGTTTACAGCGCTAGGCTCTTCTGCCTTTTTCTTTTCTGCATACTCCATACGTTCCCGTATCAATTCCTCTAGCTGTTTGTAAGCAGGGGTATCAGTTGCAGTAGTAAACAACTTTACGAAGTTATCTTCTACTTCGTTTACTACTTCTTCTGGGGGCAAGTCACTGGTGAAGTACTTAGTGAACCCCATAGCTGCAACTTTAGCGGCACTATCTGCCTGGCTTTTAGATATATTCTTTAAGCCTCTGCTTAGCCTTGTCTCCTGAGTCCCCCCTACAAAACCTGTAAGAAAGTCTACAGCAGTAGCAAGCCCAGATGCTACAGCGGAGTTAGTAGTTTTAAGATTGGATACTATAGATGTATTAAGATCTTCAGTAGAAGGTAATTGGATGCCTAAAGAATCAATCCACTCACTTGTAGCAGCACCAGCAGCAATACTTTTTACAAGAGGTTTGATTGTATCATCCTCGTAAGCAGCTTCACGGCGGTCCATGCCAATGTCAGATAAATCCAAGCTAGGTACAGAGTCATCTTCGTAAGCCGCTTCACGGCGATCCATGCCAATGTCAGATAAATCAGTGGCACCAGTAGTACCACCAGTAAGCTCTTCTACCTTAGCATTAATAGCAGCATCTGAGGTCAGAGGAGCAGGTCCAGAGGCTGCAGCTGCAGCGGGAGTAGATGTTTCAGTTAAAGGGTCAGTATTAGCTGCATCTACAGATGTCTCTTCTTCAGGTTCTACTCCTGGAATAGGCTCACCATTTAGTACGGCTTCAAATTGTGTATCAGTAAACGTACCATCAGTTTCAATAATAAGCTTTGTAAAGCGTCCATCTCTTTCCGCCGCTACAAAAGCCTTTAACTCCTCTGGAGTGTCGATAGAACGAATCATCCTAGACATAGCGCCTGTACGTTTTAATTTGTTACCAAAGCCAGCCCCGTAACCCTTAAAGGCTATATTGCTCTCAAGAAAAGCAAGGTACTCTGAAGCAGTCTCAATGTCTTTGAATACATCTATTACGTTGCCATCAGCTGGGTTTTTAAAGTTTTTAGCTAGTGAAGCGTCAATATCTGTTTCGGTATCATTTAATACCTTAAAGTTTGCAGCAAGTCTCCTACGAGTATTATTCTGTGTAGTACCAAAATCAGATGACTTATAGTCTTGGTCAGGTAATGCTAGGGGTCCAGCTGTAACCTCAGGGAATATATCACCACGTCCTGCAGAAGCATTAAAGTTACGTAACTCATCCATGCTAAAGCCTGCATACTGCATATTCTTAAGCTGCTCTTCTGCAGAGGCTCGTGGGTTTAACGCTAAGAAGTCAGCCATAGCTTTACCAAAAGCGCCACGCTTGTTAACTTCAGACTTAGGGTTATTGCTGGCGTTAAGGTTCTGAGTTGTATTAAAGAGGATGTTTCTCAAGCCAGACTCAAGTGTCATACCTTTGGGCATAGTTACACTAGATGCCATATTGAGAGAGCCAAGTATAGTACTTTTATCAAAGCCTAATTCACTTGCATTAGCCTCTGCAGCCATCTTCTGCTCCATGAGGGTTTTGTGAATTGCGTTTAGATCGTACTTACTAGCCATAGCTACAATCTCAGAGTCTGTAAAACCAAAAGAATCTTTTAGTTGTCGAGCCTGAGACACGGTAGCTTTATACGCAGCTGTAGTTTCTGCGTACTTAGGCGCATTAGCCTTGGCAGAAGCAATCATCATATCTTCGTATTTTTCTGCTTTATCTGTACGGTCTTGGATCTTTTGTACAAACGTATCGGCAAAGCCGCCAATCATACCTGCCTGAAATGCACTTGCCATAATTAAACTTCCTTCGCCATGAGACCTGCAGGTGCGGCAGGCATCTCTTCCATAGTTTCTTCCGCCATTTCTACAGGCTCTTCTTCCATAGGTTCATCAGATTGCATAGACTCTAATACGTCTTGCTGCATTTGTACGCCAGGATCAGATGCTTCACCTTTGGCGATCTCCAGTTCTAGCTTAGTTGCCAGCTTCTGACGCATACGCTCTTCTTTCTTAGCATCCATGTTAACATAGTCTGTCATAGTGAGTTTGTATTCAACGCCAACAACCTCTGCAATGGTTTGGATCTGTGTAGCAATTACACCTTTTAGTAGTAGCTTAGTGTCTACTGAATGCAGACCATCCATAACACCACCCGAAAGCATTGTATCCACGACAATACTAATGGGGATTCCTATGTCCAGCATGTCAATTAACTCATCCTGAGATTCAGGGTCAGCAAGACGTTCCATGTACATCTCAAGAGCATCCATAGGATCTGCATACTTAGGCGGTTGCTCCCAAGGTACGTTCTTAGGTTCCGTAGTTAAAGACTGACCGGGGATTGGTCCCTCAAATAGTGTTGGCTTTGCCATGATAATACCTTACTTAGTGAAACCTGCGCCAAAGTAGAGACCTACGATAGCTGAAACGATGTGTGTGTCTAGTGGGGTGATTACGAAGCCTCTAGCTGCCTGCCACTTTACTGTGCCATCGCCGCCAAAGATCCAGTTAAACAGGCCGCCCTCTACTTCTGTGTAGCCTACAATAACGCTTACCTCAGGATACCACACAGCCACTGCTTTTGGCAAGACTATAATTGAGAAGATTGCAGATAGAGCAATAAGCCTGCGTGTCCATGCAAAATGCTTATCTGTCTTGCCGTGCTCTCTGGCCTGCTGCATACCACCAATCATCATCTCTTGTTGCTTGGCTTTGTTCTTAGCGTTCTGCCCTATCATAGACATAACCCCACCCAGTACAGTGGAGAATAGCATAGTGATAAGCTCTAGAGGTAAACCAAACATTAGGGACGTGCCTTTGGTTTCGGCTTAATCCAGTTCTTACCATCATATCTATTGTCATCATCTGCATTACCAAACAGGTGACTTCCTATCTGAAGGGTGCCACGTTTACGAGACTTCATATCAGGTAGCCAATCAGGTTGATTAACAGCTGTGTTTACATAATGAGTAGCGCCGTCTGTAGGGTCTGTATAATCTCCAGTAAGAATATCACCTGCAGCTTTATAGGCTTTTGCGCTAGGTTTAAGAGCCATCATATTTTTACCTTGTTTGCCTTTAGCGTGTCCTGTCCACGAGTTCCACGGAGAGAACTGGCCTTTCTTTAGAATTACACCCTCTATATCATCACCATATTTACCAGCTGCAGCACGGTTAGCTATTACAGAGCCTACCGCAATCATACCTTCATAACCCTCTTGTGCTGCTTCTGCTTCAATGGTACGAGCTAAGATCTCTAGCTTAGACATCTCTTTAGGGCTTTTGTACACCTTATACTCTGGTATATCTAGGTTCTCTGGTCTAGCCATCATATTGGCACTTTTAGACATGAGACCCTCAGAACCTGAAGCCTCTACTATTGCTTCCTCAATGTCGCTATTTGTTTGTGTAGTCTCTGGGATTGTAAGCTCTTCAGGTCTAGCTTTAGGCCGCACAGGCTCCTCTGGAGTTAAAGCAGATACATCATACTTTGATAGATAGATCTCTGGCTGTTCTTCCATAGCAATGTCAGCTTTCTGGCGAAGGCTTCTAATAGTGTTTGCTACAAAGTCATCTGTTGTAGGAGCAGCTGCTGTTGGCTTATCAAATAAACCCTTACGCTTACTAGTACTATCATCCCCTGTAGAGGGTTTTTGTGCAGAAAGAGCACGTTCCTTAATGCGAGACATCATGGTAACGATGTTATCTGTCTGTGATTGTGATAAAAGACCCATTGTAATTATACCTACTGTTAACGCTGTTTTAACCAAATGCCCAGTCCAGAGCTTTGTCTGCAAACATAGCAAGTAGCTTACCTGAACCTGCGCCTGCTGCTGTATCAATCTGAGCTTGAATTTGCGATGCAGCTGTTTCAGCTTGAATAGCTGCAACCTGCAACCTAACCTGACGATCTGCAGTACTCTCAGCGGCACTAAAAGCATAACTAATCATATCACGCTCTTCTTGGATTACATTGTTGTATGCAGTCATAGTGTACTGATTTTCAGCGATTGCTGCATCACGGTTTGCTTCGTTCTGCGCTGCTGTTTCTGCTGTAGTAGTTGCCTGAGACCATGCAGCATTAGCTTGCGCTACGATAAGCTGGTTGTTTGCATTAAACTGATCTCGTGCCGCTCTCTGACTTACATTAAACTGATTTACTGCATTTGTTTGACCAGAGTTAAACTGGTTCATGGCATTCTTTTGCTCATTATTAAACATAGACACCTGAGATGCTAGATTAGTAAAGAACTGATTAGTCTGGTTCTCACTAGAAGCATTAAATTGCTTAGAAGCATTCTCAGCAGCTTGGTCTGATAGCAAGGCATTAACCAAACTCTGTGATTTAAACATGGTAGCCTGTTGCTCATTAGACAAGTTAACCATGTCCATATCTAAGAAAGACTTAGCGTTTTGTACCTGCGCCTGCTGACGGTTGTTTAGGTTAGTAAGATCTAACTGTGTCATGGCAGCTGCATCAGCCATTACTTTAGCATTAGCAGCACTAAGGTTAGCTAAGTCTACAGACTGTGCCATACGAGCATTCTCAAGAGCAACCTGCTGTTCAGCAGTGAAGTTCATGTTAGCAATCTCTGAGATCTTAGAAGCGTTAGCTACACGAGCCTGGAAGTTTTGGTTAAACTCTAGCCCTAAAAACTCAGCACGTTTCTCAGCAGCAAACATAGCAGCTTGTTGTTTATTACTTAGGTTAGTTAACTCAAATGTAGCAGAAGTCTGCGCATCCTGTACAGCGATAGGCATTGCTGATTCCATGGCGGCTTGAATAGCAGCCTGACCAGCCATAGAAGAAGCAGACAACCCACGTGCAGCCATCTGTGCAGCTGCAGCCCTCATAGCACCAGCAGCCCATGCAGGAGGTTCACTACCCTCAAACTGCTCCATCAAGCCCGTAAGCTGACCCTGTACTGTAGCATCTGTAGAAGGAGCACCTGTAGCAGCGGCGAAGTTAGTCTCTGTCTTGACACGCTCCATGTCAACAGTAGAGCCTTCAATCATCTCCCCTTCCTGCAGAGTACGAGCATCTACAGGCTGCACCCTACGTGCTTCTGATAGCTGAGCAGCGGAAATACCAAGCTGAGCAAGCTTATCTGGTGACATAGATTGCGCATCAACTAAAGCTTCTGCGCTAGGTTTACCTGTAGCAGCCTCTAAACGATCCAGTACATCTTTTGTTGTAGATTCTACAGAAAGAGGCTCATAGGTAACTGCATCTGTCTTAGTGGGTGTCGTAACATCTGCTGCAGTTTCTGCAGTATCTACTACCATATCTGTAGTAGCAGCTACGTCTCCTGTACCTGCAGCGATCTCTCCTGCAGTCTTATCCTCTTCTGATATAGTAGCTACATCAGCTTTCTTGGTCATCGACCCTGGATCTGTTGCAGCTTTTACATTTAACTCTGCGCTTGTAGGAACTTGTGTAGTTTTATAATCAGAATAAGCAAGAGAGTATTTTTGTTTAGCATTGTTTACATTTGTTTGTGCATCTGTAACAGCTTTTACTAACTCTTCATTTTCAGGGTCTGCTTGTTGTGCATTAATGGCATCCTGCAGGGCAGTGTTTGCTGTGGACACCCCTTCTCTCGTTGCGTCAAGAGGATTAACAGCGCCATTTGTATCAGGCGGTAGATCAATTTTGGGGAAATCCTCCATGTTGGCGGTATCTAGATTATTTTGAAAACCGCCTACTGCATAGCCTTTCTTAGTAGCCATGCCACCATAAGCCATACCAATACGCTTCTGCGCTACCTCTGCCATCTTACCGACACGAGCAGCAGCACCAGGCTGTGACGCTAAGTAAGCAGCTTGTTCATCAGCCTGCATACCCTGCATTTCAGGTATAATCTTACCCATCTGTTCTGGTGTGAACCCTGCAAACTTCTTAGCCATAATTACTTATTCCCTAACTGCATCCATACTGCACCAGCTATGAATGTTATAATTGCGATTGTTGTTACCTTTACAAATGTACTCCAGATACCTTTACGTGTATCACGCCACACTTCTAATAGGTCTCGCATTTCGTTGATGTCTTTGGCAGCATTAGTATCATGCAAACCTATAGCTGACAAAGCCTGCTTAGCTCCACGTCTTGCAGCCCTGTCTAGCATAGCTTCTAGCTCGTCTGGTGTCAAGGATATAGATGTCATATTACTCTACCTGAATATAACTAGTGAAACCTGAGGGAAGTCAAGCACTGTGTTGTAGTTACCATCATTTGTACCAGAAACATAACCGCCTTTGACCCTTACAGATGTAGTTGTAATATCACCTGTTGAGTTAGGTTGACAATGATAAACCCAATGCGGTCTATCTGTTCTGTGTCTGGTAGGCAGACAGTGTACTGAATAGTTAGTATCAGGCATAGCTGTAGTGAAGTTAATAGTGTAATCACCCGGGCCGTTTCTTGTTACCGAACTAACATTGCCTGATGCGTTAATACTACCGTTATAGCCGTTAAAGCTAACCCAAGCCCTAGCACCGTAGTAAGGAGCCGTACCCGTGGTCACGTCTAAAGGTGAAAACTCATCTACAGCAGCCTTAACTTTAGCTGGAGATACGAGACTTTCAGTAGTGCTAGTACCAGCTTCCCAAGTAGCTTCTGTCTGAGTGGATGCTTCATACTTACTATTTAGTGCTGTCTGCAAGCCATCAACATTAGAGATAACATGGTTGTGACTGTCATCAGCAATAGTAGCTGTAATAGTTGCGTTAGCTGTGCCGTTAAAAGAGGCACTACCAGAGACATCACCTGTAAGAGATATGGTTCTGGAAGTTTCTAGTGCTGTAGCTGTAGCGGCATTACCTGAAATACCGCCCGATACTGTGCCTGTTACGTTCCCTACCAAATCACCTGTGACATTACCCACGACTGAACCTGTATGAACGCCATTTGTATTGCCTGTAACATCTCCTACCAAAGCACCTTCAAATGTATTTGCTACAAATGTCTCACTGCCTACAGTCCACTTATCGTCTGCTTCGTTCCATATAAGTGTTTTGTTAGCGGCTGTACCACGCTCAATCTCAATGCCACCATTCTGTGTAGGTGTGCCTGTCTCATTAGAGTTGAGAACAATCTGGTTATCTGCAAGGTTGAGTGTCTCAGTGTTTACGGTGGTAGTAGTCCCGTTTACTGTTAAGTTGCCATTAACTACAGTGTTGTTAAAAGTGACATCTGATGTAGTGCCTACAGCCTGACCAATAGCAACAGTACCATTAGTAATACTAACACCCGTACCGCCAGAGAAGTGAGCACGTGTCTCAGCAGCACTAGGGCCAGTGTATGTAAAAGTACCAGCAGAGTAGGTCAGGCTACCGTCACCACCAGTGTCAGTGACACTAAAAGCAGCCTTAGCTGCTGCAGTAGCACGTGCATCTGTGTAGTATAGGTTAGTTGTGCCTTCTGCTACAGTGTCTGTATTACCCTGTGTAAAACTAATAACGCCTGTACCTGAGTTGTAGCTAAGGCTACCCGTAGCTGACACAGAAGATCTAGCACGAGCAGTAGTAAAGTACTGGTTAGTTGAGCCTTCACTGATGACATCTGTGTCATGGTTAGATACGTCAGATACTGTACCTGTTACATTACCCGTGACGTTACCTGTTACATTACCAGTGACGTTACCTGTTACATTACCAGTGACACCGCCTGTAGCTGTTATAATACCTGTAACACCAAGAGTACCACCTACTGTCGCATTAGCTGATACAGTTAAGGCATCTGTGTCTACAGTACCATCAAACCAAGCATTCTTATATTGTACAGCGGCTGTACCTAAGTCCAGAGTGTTAGTAGTCTTAGGCGTAAGAGCAGTACCTGAAACAATGAGGTCTTGCGCTGGGCCTACCTTAGTGATGGGCGCACCTTCACCTGCAGTACCGTCATGAGCGTGACCAGTAGATGCGTTAAACCCTGCCTCAATGGCATTGTACTCAGCATCAAAGTCATCCGCATCAATAACGTTACCGTTAGCAATGTTGTTTGCTGTATCCTGACGTGTATAACCTGCCATGTTTTAGTCCTTACTGTCTATCGTTCTGTCTAAACTCTAGCAGGGCTGTGTCTAGAGTGAATGTAGGGTTTATAGAATTGTCTTCAATACGAAGGGCTATAGTCTTACCTGAGCCAATAATATTTGTGTTGTAGATCTTGTCTAACTCACCCCCGTATGTAGAGGTGTTAAACACAGAGTTAGATTCCCCAAATATGAATACAGATGTACCCGTACTTTCTACGCTCTGTGTAGCGGGTTGTATAACACCTGTGTTTGTAGATGAACCAAAGTCATACTTAACGTTAAGATCCAGAGTCATACTGCCAGTAGGTTCTGCATACAGTGTCATCTTGTAGAATGACTTACGCATCTGAGGATCAGACAGAGGCATATAGGGTGACTCGTAAATAGCCTCAATAGGTAGCCCATCAAAGCTTGATCCTGTATCTAACTCATATACATAGCCATCCGTATTAGCAAAAGCAATAGTCTCAGCTGTATCTGTGTACCTACTGTCTGCTACAAAAGCTTTTACCCCCTTAGTTGTAGACCAGCTAATACCAGACGCACCCTGTGATACAAACTTAGTAGCGATTAAGCCTTTAGATGCTTCATGTTGTTCTGACTCTATATAAGCAAAGATACGATACTGAGCTTTCTCTCTCATAAGTACAGAACAGAAGTTAGGCGTACTGCCAAGGAACGTGGTAGCATCCTTAGCTATAGGATCAGAAGCAATATCCAACCCAAAGTCACCAATGCGATCCGTAGCACTCAGCAAGCGGATACCATCAGGAGCAAGGTACATAATGTCACCACCAACTTCCTGAATAGTGTCACCATTAACACAGCCAATACGGTCTGTAATAGGTGATACCTGAAAGTCTGCTGCGGTGTTACCTGTTATGCGTTTAATGCTATCAGTAGTAAAGACAATAAGCTGGTCACGGAAGACAGCTAGACCCGTTATCTCATTAGCTACGTTGATAGATCCAGCGCCATTGGCTGCACTAAAGTCATCTACAGTAAAGGGTGCAGTAAAGTATAGGTTGTTACCCTTAGCGTAGAATGCTGTATCCTTAAACACTGCTACATTCTCTGCACCTAGTACGTCTGTGCTGCCTGTAATAGCTGTGAGAGTATTGCCTGATGTGTTGTACGTAGCAGGGTAGTTATTACTATCTACAAAGATAACTTTATCGTCACCGTCTAGGTTATATAGAACATGCTTAGCCTTACCACCAAGCAAAGGTCTTGCACCCATGGATGTCCACGTAGTACCTGTGCCGTAGTAGTACTCTGTTACGTTAGAACCGTTCTGTCTAGCTACAACAATACGCCCAGAGCTTATCACTTTGAGTGCTAGGATAGGGCCAGACCCAGGTACAGCTGCAGTGCTAAACTTCTCAAAGCCTTTGATCTTAGAGTAGCCACCCTCTTTGCTAGACTCAAAGTTCTGCAAGATAGTAGCAGAACCCACAGCATTACTACCCTGTTGTAAAGGGCTAAGGTTAGAGATGAGACCGCCTCTAAACTCAATAGGGAATGTCTGCCACTGTGTAGCCATTAGTAATATACTCTCGTGTCTCGCAGGTATTCAGTGCGATTAATATGTAAGCTACGTAATTGTTTAATGCCTTGCTCAAACTTTTGTAGTGCTAATTGTGATGCCTGCATGTCACCACGGAACTGATAAACGTAGTACATAGCGCCATCAACGATGGTATAACGGTATTGCTCAGGGAGTGTAGGTACATCTGTAGAAAGCTCTAGATCGTAGCCTGTACGGAAGTACTCATACACTACTTCATACTCTTTATCGGGAGTAGGGTAAAAGATCAACTCTCTACTAGGTGTACGTACAACATGCGTTGGTGTATTTCTTATACTTGTGGTAGAGTTATACTCAGTATCTGCATACTTGTCAAGCCATTCTTCGTATGTTAGTACTTTTAGTTTGACTGTACCAACATTAAGATCATCATCACGCTTGATGCGGAAGGTGTTCATGTTAATAGTTTTACTATCATAAGGCATACTATAACGTACTTCACCGGGAAGTAGTACTTCTGTTTCTTCTACATGGTTCCACGGCCACTCAAACTCTTCCTGATTGACATGGCGAATAGCTGAGTTAACAGCATCCTTAGCAAAGCTGTAGTAGCCTGTAGCTGTAGGGAAGTTAGCACTCGTAAGTTCTACTTCATTAAGGCGGCGGTTAATATCGTTAACTAGGCTAATGTAGTCGTATGCCATTCTTACTTCTCCTTGACACGCAGAAATACGCTGCGCTCATACTGTAATCCGCCTATTGTGGTTATCTTACACGTAATTCTGTAACGTTTATTATTTGTACCTAAACTCAAGCGGATAGTAGCCACAGTTGTAGTGTTAGTAGCCTGTACAAACTGTAGCCCATCTACAACATCTGTATTGTTCACTTCTGTTTTAACACCTACTGCGTCATCAATATACCAAGTGACGCCAGAAACAGCATCACCACTCAAGAAACGAGACCAGTCTATGCTGTAATCAAGTAACTCATCTTTATCTTTATCAGGCCACTTATATGACATAGGCTATCCTTTAGGCTGCAATATTTACTGTTCTGCTTGCTGAGAATACAGCGTCTATAACTATTGTTCTGTTATCTTCTGCTATATGTACAACGTGATTTAAGGGTTGAGGATTGGTGTATAACGTCCTGTCTCTACTGTAAGCATCTGCCTCAAAGGGGAAGTTGACAGCAGTAACTGTAACAGCTGATACCGCAGTTGTACCTACTACGTCTTCTAGTCTCTCTGCTACATTTACTATTACAGGGTTGATTGTAGCAGTTGCTACTACCGAAAGCAAGGACTCTGATACGTCAATCTCAAAAGAGTCTAGGCTGGTAGGTTCCACAGTACCCTGTGCTGAAACACCTACTATAGACTGTAAGGAGTCAGCGTGTGGTATGATAGCAGTAACACTACCTGTAGCAGAAGCGCTATCTAGAAGCTCTGAGATATGTACCGTTAAACTACCTGCAAAACCCGTAGCCGATACAGAAAGAAGGTTCTCACTAATATCAATCTCAAAGCCACCTGCACTAACAGGCTCTAAAGCAGTTGAACCTGATACTGAAGCAAGTGTATGATTACCTTTAGCATCGTACCCTACAGTAGCTACATTTCCTGTAGCGGATACACTGGAGAGTAGTTCAGAGAGGTTAACCTGTACTGTACCAACAGATACTGTAGCACCAACAGAGTTTGTAACTTCATCAGGGTTTAGTGTTAGACTACCTACCGTACCTGTAGCTGATACAGACGCTAGTAGTTCAGATACATTAACAGTTGTAGCTGTTATGCTACCCGTAGATAGTACAGACGCTAGAGCTACGACAGCAGATATACCAGCCTGAGATGCAGCTAAAGGTGTTGTAGCTAGTGGGGTAAAGCCAAACATACTGTATTACTCTCTACGCATTAGGGTTTAGTGGGCCATGTAATGTCAGCGGGAAAGCCAGATTGCTGTGGTACATCCCTTAGTAAAGAACGATAAGCAGCCCATGCAGCTTGATCTACAGGAGCATCAGCAACCTGTGTCCAGTCAGATGAGGTCAAGAGTGCATCACGTTCTTGACGGGCTATTATAGCAGGGTCTACTGGCTCAGGTTCTGGCTCAGGTTCTGGCTCAGGTATGTCCTCTACAGCCCAAGCTGTACCATCCCAACGTGCCAACTGTGCGTCTGTTGTTGAGGGTGGCGCAGTCTCTACGCAACCTGCTGGGATAAGCATATTGCTTTCATCCATAGGGTCTTGGTCTGCTGTTGTGATGCCTATGAAGACACCATCAATGTCGGTTTGATATACGTTCATATCTGTGTCTCCTTAGTATTTGATGCAGGCTAGAAGGGCTATGTTGCGTGGGCGAGTTTCACCGCTTGTAGATGACGAAACACGGGCGCTAGGTGAGTTAGCAGAATCAAAGTCCAATCTTGTAGCGTTTCCATATCCAATACCTGAGTTTCGTGCGCCACCTACCCTATAATCATTAAACACACCACTGCCCGACCCAATATTAAAGTGTTCAGCAGATGTATTATATCCACCTGTAAGCCTCTGCATTTGGTCAAGCTGTGAGCTACCAAAGCTACGTCCACTATCAACACCACGACTGTCATCCCAGCCACGGATAAATTCACCACGAAGGTCAGGCACGTTAAACGACCCACCAGAGCCACCATATGTATAGCCGATAGCTGAGAATAGGTCTGGATATGCACTTGTGCCTAGTGATGCACCGTTAGCTTTGATATAACCAGACGGGGCAGAGCTACCTGCGTGATATATGATAGAGCCAGCGGGAGCACCTGCGTCAATACCTGTTAAGTTAGAACCATTACCTGTAAAGTTAGAGGCTGATACGGTGCCGTCTGCAGTAAAATTACCGTTTTCTTCAAAATGAAATCTGTCACCGACTCCATTAAAATGCAGCGACATGGACGACCGGCTATTTCGCGTGTCATGGACAAGCCAAATATAGTTAGCATCAGCACTGGTGTTTTTAAGACCAAGCATATATCTTTGGGTTGATTCTAAATATATAGGATAAGCTGATCCAGAACTAATGCTTAACCATCCGCCTGTTCCCGTGAAACCAGCACCCATGCTAACTCTGCTATTAGCATGGATGCGCATTGCTTCAGTGCCATTGGTACTAGAAGTTACATCAGTGGTATTATTAACAAAGAAACTTAAGTAACCACCGCCATTTGTTCTTCCAGCAATAATGCTATTTTGACCATTGTTACCTAGCTGCAAATGCTGCCAATCTAATGTGGATCTATAGCTATCAGTACCATTATATCTAACATTTAGTTGTCCTGTAGATTCAATAGTCAAACTTCCATTCATGTTGTCAGAAGTGTCACTACGCAGATAAGATGACCCCTGCACACCATCCAAGAGATCAGCATCTAGGCCAGAGCCTGAGCCGTCCGTTGTGCTGGTCCATACTTCACTCCAGCTTAACCAACTATTGTTATTATCGTTTCGTGAACGTATCCACGTTCTGTTGTTGCTACCATAGTATGTTGCAAGTTGTGTACCTTCATTAGAACCGTTACCCGCAAAATTGTAGACATTTACATAGCTAGTAGGATAATTCCCAGTACCGCCTGTCCCCCTTGATGTAGCCCAAAAGCTGTCTGGATCGTAAGTATCAATGTTTTGAGTTTCACGATTAAAGTGCATATCTAGCGTTGTGTTTGTATGAGTATGACTGTCATTAGCCACCGTCACACTCAGCGTAGCATTACCTGAGCCATCCCAAGAGACAGAACCGGATGCGTCACCGCTTAGGGAGAGGGTACGTGCAGTGGTCCACTTGTCGGCATTGGGGTGGTAGTCATCGTGGAATATGTATTTGTTGGTGCCTGATGTGCCTACACGATAATGCAATAACCCTGTTTCAGTGAAACCCATACGAGCAATCTCGCCAGTGGTATTGGCATACTTAATAACAGAATAGTAATTACCATCACTGCGATTAACGGTAAGTTGATCTGCGAAACCACCAGAAGCAAGTGTAAGAGTACCACTCATAGTATCGCCAGTGACATTCACAAAACGTGAGTCTGCTTCTGTCTCTGTATAGTAGCGACCATCAAGGTTAGCAGAAGAAATACCTGTAATATGCCCATACGTATCAAGAGTAATGTCTTGAATGACTGTGCCATTAGAGTTGTCCACAGAGGCTTGGCTAGATGTGTCAGCATGACTAATAGTACGGTTAGCAGTTAAGTCTCCACCACCAGTAAGACCACTACCTGCTGAAACGGTAATAGTCTTATTAGCTTTAGTGCCAATATTAGTAGCTGTAGTAGTAGCAAAGTTTGGATCGTCACCAAGCGCAGCAGCTAACTCATTAAGCGTATCAAGCGTACCTGGTGCAGAATCAACAATATTAGCTACAGCTGTATCGGCGTAGCTAGTGTAGTAAGAACCGTGTTGACCATCTAGAGTATCTGCATCTACGTTTAACGCATCAATGTCAGCCTTTGTTTGATCTGCAGTGGCACCAGCCTCAATCCCATTCAGCTTGCTGTGATCAGCGTCAGTGAAGACATTGCTATCTGTAGCCGCCTCGACCAATGAGCGAATTTCAGATGCCGTTTGATCACCTGTCGCACCTGTTTCAATACCTGCTAACTTGCTTTGCTCTGCATCACTAAACTCGTTGGTGTTAGCATTACTTTCATAAGCAGTCTTAATCTCTGCAGCAGTCTGATCTGCAGTAGCACCCGCTTCAATACCGTCTAGCTTACTATGATCTGCATCAGTAAATACGTTAGTGTCAACACCAGCAGTTATAAGAGCACGGATCTCTGAGTGTGTCTGGTCTCCTGTAGCACCATGTTCAATGCTGTCTAGCTTACTACCATCAGACGCAATATCACGCCCATCAATAGTACCTTGAGCTATAATGTTACCACTAGCATCTAGCAGATCAGCTAAGTCACGTGCTTTAGTCATGTTTAAGTCCTACGTATTAGGGTTTAGTCGGCCATGTGATGTCATGTGGGAAGCCAGCTTGATCTGTGATGTTCAACAAGTCAGTGCGATACTGTGTCCACTCAGCCTGTTTAGCTGCGGTGAGGTCTGCCCAGCGGAGAGCGTTAGACACGATAGGGTCAACCTCTGTGACCAAGCGATTGTCACGCTCTGCACGAACACCTGCGGCTGCGGCTACATCTAGCTCTACTTGTGTAGGCGGAACATATGCAGTGAAGTCATCACCGATCAGAGCCATGACTGCATCGTTGTCGATGGTTGTATCTGTGTCATAATCAGTCAGCAGGTAGGGTATCCACCCGTAATCTGGGTGGTTAATCTCCACATCAATGACTGTGTTTGCTGCGTTCTTTGATGCCGCATTACGGACTTGTGTAATTGCAATACTCATTATGAAACCCTTACAGCAACAGTTAAACATTGTCGGTCTGTCCTAACCTCTTGTCCCATAGCTCTCCATGTGCCACTAGGAGTACCGCTGGGGTACTGAGAGTAAACTGCGGCGTTATAGACGTGCCAAGCTGAGTATGTTAGGCCGCTACTATAAAGAGACCCAGCATTAAAACCGCCATACCGCCCAAGAACAGCATAACTCCCAACAGCACCAAGGTCTGTACTAGCACCCGCCCCACTCACAATATTTACAAGGTTCCTACTGTCATCAATAACCGTAGTACCATTAACTTTAATCGCCATCTTCGTGTCCTTCCACTATTAGCGTTATGATTACCAAGGAACCCCAGCGGTAGTCGTTGGGTTCAACTCAGCGTTAATCTTGTCAGCAATGGCTGTCTCAACGTCAGCTTTCACGACAGTGTTCCAGACCCAAGCAAGCACGTTGGCTTGAGTTAAGCTATCAAATGCAATGAAGTCAGAGGCAGATGCGTCCGGTGTCCATGAGGTTGTCCCGTATGAGGAAGCAGTAGCCTCCCCATCAACACCCTCGCAGCGCCAGTGTGCCACTGTGACACCACCGTCTGCTGTGTTGCGCTCAAGATTTGCGATAGTCCATGTGTATGTAATAGCCATGATTACTCTCCTAGTTTAGCTTTAAGCTCGTCAATCTGAGCCTGTTGTTCCTTCATGGCTTCAATCAAGA